AGAAACAAGTAGTGTTTTAAAAACCTTCAAATTAGTGCCTGTAACATCTTTGCAATGAAAGTAGCGCTCACTAGCCTCTATGCAAAGAATGTTAAAAGAAATACGAAGCATTTAAAGAATACAATCTATCTAGGATAGGTACAATTCTCCTCCCCCTCTTGACTTCGGTCAACTCAACTCAACTAAACGAAATCCCCCTTGCATGGTTCCGACCCGTGTAAGGTTGTGTATTTCGTGCAGTCGTTGCCCTTACTAGTGTAAGCGTAACGGCATCTAGGTTTGCACGTCTTGGAGGAAACGGTGTGTACGTTTCTAGTGTTTACGCCGTATCGGTTCCGGCCCGATAGGTATTGCATTAGACGTCCTGGGTGGTTCTGCCTGCCCTTGTGTGATTCGGCTGTTCCGTCAGTTTGGTCACCTCACACGTCCTTAAGACATGGCTAACCAATATGTCCTGCGTGTAGCAGACTGCACAAACGTTTACTACACTCGGTTGTGGTCCTCGCGTGAGGCAGTGTCGGTTTACGGTGCTGCAGCTGCTTGTGGCTTCACCAACTGTAGGTTTGTAGCTTTTGGACTTGAGCACCTGCTTTACGGGTATGATGATGACCATTGGGTTTTGATCCTTTCCGGTAATCAGGTCCTTAATGTAGAATTAGGACAGTTTAAGGAGCGACCAGCTAACATTCGTGGTTATCTCGTCCTCTCCAACTGTACTTATTATGAAGAAGTCTTTGACCTTTTTCTTGGCAGTGGTCGCGGCACTATAGCGCCTAATCCCATTTTTGTGGATCAGTATCTGTGTGGTGCGGATGGAACACCTGTCAAGCGAGATGTCGAGTTTAAGAATTACTTTACTGATGGTGACACCTATGTTGAGCCTGGCAAAACATACAAACTTGTGTGGAATGTTGAGCGCAAGCCCGGTGATTTAACCCTCAGTGGCATATTAAGCATTAAGTACCTCAGTGACAAACCTCACAAACTTCGTGATGGTGTTGTTCAAGAAGTCGCTGATGCAGTGAGCGAACTTAATGATACAAAACAACTTGTTCGCTTTATTCATGGTTTTGTCTCCTGCCCTTGTGGCAAGAGTGCATTCACTGTTGGTGGGTGGAATGGTTTTGCCACAGTCTGCTGTGGTGTGACCGTGAAGTCCCCAATTTGTGTAAAATTCTCCGGCAAAGCAGGATCCATCTTTGCTTTGCCACTTGGCTCACGCGTCTTTGGCACAAAACGTATTTATGCTGGCGCTGAGTTTCAATACTGCTGTGACTTGTCTGGTGTCGAAATCTGGTGTACTACAAAAACCTTTTCGGTTGATGGTGTCTGCACTGTGGGCGCGCATTTAGTCACAGCAGATGACCCTGTGTATGCAACCCTCTTTCCGACCAATTGTATATTGGGTGATGATGGTTGCACCTCTGATTATGACCTGTGCTATTCTATTGTGGCAGGTTGTGCCAATGATGGTCTAGTGCAGCGCATTGTTAGAGGTTCACTTAATGTCTCAGCCCAGCTGTTTTCTAATGCTGTGGACTTGTTTGTTGCTACCAAAATCTGGTTTATGGAGCATTGTACTCCCATGTTTGCTTCAGCAATGAAGTATTTGTGGGATGCTATAAGGAAGATATCCTGCACCACTAAGGAATTAAAGAAGTTCTGGGATCATCTCTGTGATGCTAAGCTTTATGTTGAAAATCACATTTTACGCTTTAGCATCACAACCTCGGTTAAGTTCAAATCTATAGTGGGCAGGTTTCTTGAAATGCTTCGTATTTCTTTTAACATTCTTTGCATAGAGGCTAGTGAGCGCTACTTTCATTGCAAAGATGTTACAGGCACTAATTTGAAGGTTTTTAAAACACTACTTGTTTCTTGGTGCGAGGCTGCTATTACAGGTGTTAAAGAAGCCGGTTTGACAACTGCTAAATACTTTGTCAGTGTTACTGGTAAGGTATGTAATGTTGTTGTGAAGCGCACTGAGGCTATTAGTGGTGTTTTCTTGGAAGAGGTTGATAACACCATAACACCTCCTTCTACTGGTATATGTCGTCTTATCAACGACTATGCTTTCTTTTATGGTGGTGGTTATTATTTCCCTCTTACTGCTTCCAATGAAGTTGTTGACGGCGCTGTTTTTAAAGCAGCTGGTAGTCCTTTGGCCACTGATGATGAACAACCTGTAGAAAGACCACCTGATGTCACACTTGAGTTTGAGTTTGAGGATGGCTTGGTTTTGTCTTTTCTTAAAAAGTCACTTGGTAATACTTCTAAGGGTTTTCATAATTTTGATGACTTTGAGGAGTATATGCAACAGAAAATTGAACAACTCCGCCAAGCTGTGTCAGCATCAGAGTACGCTTTTGAAATCCCAGATTGTTACATTTATAGTTGTAATGGTACCTATGATATGGAGCCCGTTATGCGCATATCTGAGTTTGCTTTTGAGGACGACACAATTCTGCAAGAATTGGTTAGTGTCTCATGTGATGCATCTCTCGATGGTACTGTAGCTAGTGACACACTTTATCTAGGTCCTAGTACGTTTTGGAAAGAACGCTGGGATTTTGACTGTGTATCAATGGTGTCAGTGGACGTTAAAGGTTCCAATGTGTGGTTTCCAGCTGTTAATAACTGGAATGCATCTATTAGAGCAACCGCTGTCTTTGTAGGCCAGATGTTTAATCTGGCTGCGGGTGATCTGGTTTGGCGTGATACAGAACTACAACAGTTGTGGGATGCCAAGTCACACCACCTGTGGTATAAGCTGGCAGTTGCCGCTTTTCCTAATAAAGATGATGATAACGCATTGGATGTTGATATCCTCCTCAAGTATGTCTTCTCTAAATTGGTCTTGTCTAAAGCACGTGCAAACTGGGTTTGTAAATGTGGTGCAGAAGTCCAATTGAGTGGGCTCGAGGCATGCACTGGTCATTTTGCAGAAGTCTCGTGTTTGTGTGGGCTGCCTATGGTTGCTAAAGAACTTAATGTGCCTTTTGAAATTATAGCACCTGGTTTTGTTATGAGTGTCTTGCAAGAGTCTTCTGCCCACGGTTGTGTGGTTGCTGTGGTTGATAATTCTACGCAAACCTCCTGTGTTATGTTCGATGGTGATCAGCCACTACTTGTAGATGGTGCAGTTAGTAATTTTACCTACCCCCTTTCCAAGCTGTCGGTTGTTGCCATGTTAAAAAGAGGTTATGTTGTGGAGTCTAATGATGTGGAATTTTCCAGCCATACACGTTATAATTTTAGTGTTAGTGTAGCTTGTAAACCTTTTGGTGCACTACACACAAAATATAACCATGTTGTGTTGCCTGGTGTTCATCCAAAGGAAGAAGATACTCAGTGTGATCAGGTGTTAAGTGCTCTTGGTTTAAGTGCTATGAAACCTGCTTTGTTGAATGCCTTTGACAATACTGGTGATTACTGGTGTGATGTTGTACATGGCACTACAACTTATCATTGTCTAGGCAGTTTGCGAGGCTTCAATGCGCGTAATAATTTTAAGAGAGCGTTGGATGCTTGTCCTGATGGTAGTGAGGTTTTGTTGCCTAAGTTGGATCTTTGCATACGTGATGTTGTGGTGGTTTGTGCTAGTAGGAAGCTTTCTTTTGTGTTGGCAGATTATGACACTAATATTGTTGGTAGTCATGTTGCAATAAACGTAAATAAGTTTTCTACAACTCCCCTAGTTGTGCGGGGTGGTTATAAACACCTACAATTGCGTGACAATAATTGCTGGGCAAATGCAGTGTTTGTGGGTTTGCAACTCTGCAATTACTATGATAATGGTAATGTTGAGTGGCAGTGTGCACTTAGCGGTGCTAATTCACGCTTCTTAGAGCATGTTTATGATGCCAATAAAACCTTTTATGGGTCCACTGCTGATGCCGCACAGGCTTTGGAGCGCATGTTAGATGGTGACACCTGTATGACTGTCACACTGCAGTGTTCCTGTGTCTGTGGTGGTGAGACTGTTACTCTCAAGGCCAGTGTTTTTAAATTTAGGCCTGTCAATGGTTTCTTTGACTACGGTGTGTGCCCAGTTTGTGATGCAAAGATTAAGGCTTTGATATTACATATTGATGGCAAAGGTTTCTTTTGCTATACAGCTACTAGGGATAGCAAGTTACTTTTTCCCGGGTGTGTGGGTGAAATTGTTTATACTGGTGCTGATATTGGTGGTCACTACTATATAAAGTATGATGGTGGTTACCATGACGGTACCGGTACTAAGCATTCTGTTAAAGCCCGCAGCCAAGTAGCTGTCTATAATGTTGTTGGTTTGCCTAAGCCTATTTTGGTAAGACAAGGTATTAGATTCTACAGAGCTGCTTTTATTGACATGCTTAAGTTTAAGCCACGTTGTGTTGTCAATGCAGCAAATTCTAACCTGGCTCATGGTGGTGGTATTGCTCGTGCTATAGACCAAGCCACTGGCGGTGAGCTTCAGAGGTTGTCAAATGTCTGTAAAAATAAACCTGGTGTTGGTTGTTGTAATGTTATCAAGTGTAAGGACTTTGAAGTGCTTAATGCTGTTGGACCACAAGTGACTGATGATAATGTTGATGGTCTTCTCTTGAAGGCATACGATGCAGTTAAGAGCTTCAGTCATGGTCTAACAATAACACCTTTACTTAGTGTTGGTATCTTTAGAGTGCCTTTTGACAAATCATTATCTAAGTTTGTTACTACATTTGATGGTTTTTGCAACTTCTATTGTTATGTCTACACAGAGGCTGAGGTTACATCACTTCTGCAGTATTTTGACAATGCCGCTACAGTTGTTGAATTGCCCAACCCCGTTGTGGAAGTTTCAGGTGTTGTGGAATCTAATGAAGAACTTGTCACTGTTCTTGTAACAGAAGATTCTGTTAATTATACTAGTACCACTGTTTCTACGAATTCCACTTTTGGTGAACAGCTCGGTATTTGTGCTGTGGCTAGCAAAGATGTTACTAATGCGCAGCCCACATTGGCTGATGAGGGTTGTGCAGTTGTACTTCCACCTTCTATAGATTATGCTAGTTATTATGGTTTTGATGCCGCTAGTTTTATTGCTGTCGGTCATGGTGATTACAATTTTGAGATTGTAGTTGATGATGGCATAGTGGCTCTCAGTCAAGATCGTAATAATTGTTGGCTTAACGTTGTTTGTTTATCTTTACAAATGCTAAAACCACATTTTAAGTTTGAAGGGCTTAGGAAGTTGTGGGATGAATTTTGTACTGGTGCTGTGGCAGGTTTTTGTCATTTTGTCTATTTTGTGTCCAACATTAGCTTGGGCTCGAAAGCAGATGCGGAAGTTGTTTTACATAAGTTGAACAACTTTATAGAGTCTGACACTACTGTTACACATATGACGTGTACGCAGTGTGTGGACTGTAAAGATGACACTTGTACTGTTACAGGTGCTGTCGTAAATTCTGTTCTTTCAAGAAGTGCTGTTACGGCTGGTAATTGTAAACACGGCTATTGTAAGAATGTTATCGTCAAGAGTGTTAGTGGCGATTGCATACTTACTAGTAATAAGCCTTGTTCTGCAGACCAGTACGTTAGCAATGTTGGCAGGATTCTTTACACCGGTGATGAGACTAATGGTCATTACACGTTCTATGACTGCACCCGTGGACGACTTTATGATGGTTCAACCTATAAAGTACAGGATGTTGCTAGTGTTAGTGCTTCTGTATCCTCACTTGTTGTGAAGATTCATTCTTACGCACCAGTTACACAACCTAAAACTGTTTCTCCTTCCGTGCATGGTCAGATTGATTATGCTAAGAAGTTTGAAGATTTTAGTGTAAGATTCTTCCGGTTTGGAGATTATGTTTTTAGTAATATAATAGTTCTTTTTCTTATTGTGCTTGACATTTTAAAAAATTGCTATGCATCTTTTAAGAAAAAGGATGTGAAAATTCTAGCTCGCATACCTAGACGTTCAGGTATGGTCGTTACTAAGAGTCTACTCTACAACAGCAAGGTTGCAGTTGATAGCATGTATGAAAGACGCAACTGGTTTTATGCCTTTGGCGTTTTTGCCAGTTTTTTCTATATATGCTATGCCGTAGTTTCTGCTGGTTTAAGGTTTAGTAGTCTCTGTACTGAATGGACTGATGGTTATGCTAATTCCACCTTTGTAAAGCAAGATTATTGTAATGGCTCACTAATTTGTTATGAGTGTCTCAGGGGTTATGAAGAACTCTCCGATTTTGCTCATATTCATGTTAGATGGAGCTTTACTTATAATCTTAGTGAGTTTTTTATTTTCTACCATGCTTTAACATTTACTATAATGTGGGTTTTTGGTAGTAAGTATGTTAAAACTGGTTTATTTTACTTCGTTTTGCAATGCTGGAATAATGCTATGTGCTGGTTTGATAATACAGAACCCATTTGGCTGCTTAATATAGTCAAGTTTAGTTCTGTGTCTGTACATTTCTTCTCACTTTTTTGTGTTTACAAATTGGCCTGCTTCGTTAAACATGTTTTATTTGGTTGTAGTAAACCCAATTGTCTGTCATGTTCCCGTAGTGCTAAGTACGACCGTGTGCCGTGTGACACCATTGTTAATGGTGTTAAACGTAGCTTCTACGTAACAGCTAATGGTGGTAGAAAGTTCTGTGATAAGCATCAGTTCTTTTGCCAGAATTGTGATAGCCTTGGTGTGGGTTGCACTTTTATAAATGAACATGTTGCAAAGGAGGTTTCTAATGTAACAAAAACAAATGTGAGAGCCACTGGTCCTGCTTATGTTGAAATTGATAAAGTAACTTTTGATGACGGCTTCTATTACCTCCATGCTGGTGATCAGTTTTGGAAGTATGATTTTGATGTTTCTAGTAAGAAGTTTGATTCAGAAGTTTGTATTAAGGACCTTAGCCTTACTGCTGATTTTATGGTCTTTAATGATAGTGGTACTGCTAGAGCCAATGCTGTTAATGCCAGTGTCTATTTTTCACAGTTGTTGTGCAAACCAATTAAACTTGTTAATAAGGTCTTGTTGTCTAGTCTTACCATAGATCATGGTGGCGCTATGCATGATGCTTATTGTAAAGTTTTGCACAATAGCTTTAATAAGGATTTTGCCAAGTGTGGTGATTTACAGAGTTGTAAGCGCTGTGTGGGTGTGGATTGTCGTGACGCTGTTTTTGAGCAAGGTGTTAAGCTAGCTCATAAGTATGACGTCTTGCTCTGTAATGACAGCGCTAACAACTTTGTTACCACATATGCCAAGGCCGGCACTAGAGTAGGTACAGCAGACCTCGCAGTTTTTAATAGAGAATCCGTGCGTGAAATAAATCATGCCGTGCTTACTAGAAATAAAGTTACTGTTGTTTGGAGTGTTAATGTTTTTAGTAAGCTCTCTACTGACACGCAGGATTACATCGTTAAAACTACGAAGGCTAAGGGCCTTCTGTTTCTTTTAACTTTTAATGACCATGTTAATACGCAGAATCTGCCTTGTAACATGGTCAACTCTAAAAATGCTGGCATCCCATTAGGTAGGTTTAATAACTTTGGATTGGCCAAGTGCTGTTACTACATGCTTGCAGCAGCCTGTATTGTCTATGCTAGTGTGTGTTTGTTTAATTTTAATTTTAAAACCGCTACATTTGATAGCGTCCCTGAATATGATTTTCGTTATATTGAGAATGGTGCTATGAAATTCTTTAATAAAGGTTTACCTTGTGTGTACAACCTTTATAAAGAATTTCCAGAGTGGCATAAACAGCGCTATGGCTTCGTTCCTTCCTTTTCTGTCAGCTGTCCTATAATTGTAGGTGCTAGTGATCTTAACACCAATGTAGTTCCAAACGTCCCATCTAATGTTGTATTGGTGGGCCGTATACTTGTTTTTTCCTATCAAACCTATTTTGGTCATAGTAAATTGTGCTTTAGTGATGCTTATAATTTTAATATGGCCAAGATCTCTGATGGTGACTGTGCACGTGCAGCTGTCTTTCCTTCTGCTTGCACTACACTTCAAGGTTTGGGTGGTAGTCATGTTTATTGTTTTATGGATGGCCTATACCCGGGCGCTAAGCTTTATTCTGACTTAGTGCCACACTTACGGTATTATACTGATGCCAATAATTACATTATGTTACCTGAGGTTGTTATGCGTGGCTTTGGTTTTAAAGTAACACGCTTTTTGGGTGAAACTTACTGCCGTGTTGGTGAGTGCGTGTCATCTAATGCAGGTGTATGCGTAGGCGCTGACGAGTGGTATGTTTTTGATAGTAACATAGGTGATAATTATGTTTGTAGTGAAGATGTTAGGGGGCTCGTTTGGGCTTTCTTTAGCTTCTTTAATGCAAACATTGGCACTTTATTACTTACAGGCCAACTTACTCTTAACATTGTGATAGCTTGTTGCATTGTTTGTGTCTGTTACACTTTTGTTAAGTTTAAGAGAATTTTTGGTGATATGTCTACATTGGTACTTATGGTGCTGGCTGCCACTGTTATTAATTCTGTTAGTTATTTGTTTACAGTTAATTTTGTGTTCCTGATGTTGTACACTTGTGTGTACTTTATCTCGACGCGAAAGGTGTACTTCTCAATGGTCTGGGACTTAATGTATGTTGTGGCCTACGTTTTTGTTGCACCATGGTATGTTGTTGTGGGCTATGTTATAATACTCCTTTGTGATTGCATGCCTTCTATTACTAAGCTTAAGTTGTCCACTAATTTGTTGGAGGGCGACAAGTTTGTTGGTAGTTTTGAACATGCGTCTAGGGGTACTTTTGTCCTTAATGCTCAGAGTTGTGCTAAACTTGTTAATGAAATTGGTCAGGAAAAACTCGATAGGTATGCCGCTAATTATGCTCGTTATCGTCATTATAGTGGTAACCCTAATGAGGCTGATTATAGAGCTGCTTGTTTTGCATGGCTTGCTAAGGCTATTAAGGACTATCAGTTAAGCCCGCAGGACAAACTTTATTGTGCACCTACAGTAAGCTATAACAGTGTTTTGCAATCTGGTTTTAGAAAGATAGCACAGCCATCTGGTTTGGTTGAACCTTGTATTGTTCGTGTAACTTACCACAACTCTTACCTTAATGGTGTCTGGCTTGGCGATCAGGTTTATGCACCACGTCATGTTATAGCATCAGACACAACTAGAGTTGTGGATTATGAAACCGAACAGAACTTGGTACGATCTCACAACTTCAGCATTTCGCGAGGTAACAGCTTTCTTACCGTTAAAGGTTTTAGATTCGAAGGTTGTAACGTTGTTATTAATGTTGCTGAGGTTAACCCTCTTACACCAGAGTATAAATTTGACACTCTTAAACCAGGTGACAATTTTAATATTTTAGCTTGTTATGATGGTATTCCCAGTGGTGTTTATGGTGTAACTCTTAGATATAATAGTACTATTAAAGGTTCCTTTGTTAATGGTACATGTGGATCACCAGGTTATGTAGTTTCAAATGGTGTAATTAAGTTTTGTTACTTACACCAGATGGAGCTTGGTAGTGGTGCGCATGTAGGGTCTGATTTTACAGGCAAGATGTATGGTGGTTACCAAGATCAAGCCAAGGTTCAGATTGAAGGAGCCAATAGACTTATTACAGAAAATGTTGTAGCCTTTTTCTATGCAGCACTTTTTAATGGTGAGCGTTGGTGGTGTTCTAAGAGTAGCACTTGTATTACTAATTTTAACAGTTGGGCTGCCGAAAATAATTTTACCCAGTTAGCCGCAACCGATGTTTTTAATTTAGTGGCTAGTAAAACAGGTGTTAGTGTGGAACAGATTTTAGCCGCCATTATAACTTATTCTAAGGGCTTTGGTCATAGAACTTTGTTAGGCTATGCTTCTATTAATGATGAATACACCATAACAGAGGTTATGCAACAGATGTTTGGAGTACAGTTACAGAGTGGTAAGTTAAAGCGCGTCTTTGAAGGATTTACTTTATTTTTCTTCTTTGTGGCGCTATTTTGGACTCAATTTCTGATGTACACCTCTATTTCAATTTTGCATTGGGAAGTGGTCATAGCTGTTTTGGCAGCCTTAACTTGTTTTTCTGCTATGCTCATAGTGTTTATTAAACACAAGATGGTTTTTCTTTATGGCTATGTTATTCCAGCGACATTGGTTATTGTGTTTAGCAATTTCTTGTGGGATTATGTGGTTTCTGCCATTGTAACTGAGCATGCTGCATTTATGGCTGCATATTTTGCTTTTGATGTTCAAAGTGTTTTTAATCTGTTTATGCTGTGTTTTGTCCTAGTATTGCACCTTGCACGGTTTTATTGCAGCGGTGGTGCGCTTTTGGCATGCTTGTTTTCTTGTGCTTACACTGTTGGACTGTTTGTTTATTTTGTTAAGATTGACGTTCTTAGTGCATTTTTCATGTTTATTAGTGGTATGCAATGTAGCTGGGCTCTTACTTGGTCCAGTTACAAGATAGCAACCTATTTGATGAGTTATGTTTCGGCCTATTATATTGAAGTTTTTGGTTATACTAAGATCTTGATGGTCATTTACCTAGGTGTGGGTTATTTGTTCTGTGCCTATTATGGTATTTTGTACTGGGTTAATAGGTTTACAATGAGTAACTTCTCACTTTGTTTAGGCTATTATGACTATTGTGTGTCACAGGCTGAGTTCAAATATATGGTTGCTAACAATCTTAAATGTCCCACTAACCCCTTGGAAGCTTTATATTTAAATATCAAACTTATGGGTGTTGGTGGTCCTAAGAAGATTAAATTATCTACAATACAGTCCAAACTTACAGATTTGAAATGTACAAATGTTGTTCTGCTTAGTTGTTTGTCAAGTATGAATGTTGCTGTTAATTCTAAAGAGTGGAGTTACTGTGTCCAACTTCATAATGATATAAATCTCTGTGATGATCCTGAAACGGCCACAGAGAAGTTGCTGGCACTATGTTCCTTCTTCCTCTCAAAGCAACAGAATTTTAATCTTGATGTATTGATAGATTCTTATTTTGATAATAAAGCTATACTACATAGTGTAGCATCTACATTTGCCTCTATGCCATCATATATAGCATATGAAAAAGCAAAAATGGATTATGAACAGGCTAAGCAGAATGGTACCTCAGATCAGGTCGTAAGACAATTACTTAAGGCTATGAATATTGCCAAGAGTGAGTTTGATCTTGAGTTATCAGTTCAGCGTAAGTTGAATCGTATGGCTGATAATGCTGCTGCACAGATGTTTAAAGATGCGCGTAATGTCGATCGCAAGGCTAAAGTTGTGTCTTCTATGCATGGTCTGCTTGTTGCTATGCTTAGACGGCTCGACATGTCATCTATTAATGAATTGATGGACCTTGCTAAAGATGGTATCTTACCCCTGGCTGTTATACCTGCTGCTGCTTCTAATAGGTTGGTTGTTGTCACACCTTCTATTGAAGCTTTTGATAAAATTAGGCATGATAACAGTATTTGCTATGCTGGTTCAGTTTGGACAATTACTGCTATTAAGGATGTTGATGGTACAAGTGTTCAGCTAGCAGAGGTCTGTGCAGGTTGTGATGGTGCACTTAATTGGCCCCTGCATATTGAAGCAGAACGCATTGTTAAATTACAAAATAATGAAATCACCCCAGGTAAACTTGCCCAGCGTGTTGTTAATACAGATAGTGGCACTGGTAAGGCCCTCTACTGTAATGAACAAGGTAGGGGTTTTATCTATGCATTACTTGCTGATGCTTCTGATATTACTTATATTAAGTGGGATACTGGCCTTGGAGATGATGTTGTTATAGAACTTGAAAAACCTGTTAAATTCTCTGTTCAGACACCTAATGGTCCTCAAATTAAGTATTTGTATTTTGTTAAAAATTTGAATACTTTGAGGCGTGGTGCTGTTTTGGGTTTTATAGGCGCTACTGTTAGATTGCAAGCTGGTAAGCCTACTGAGTATGCTACAGATTGTCAGATACTAACTCTTTGTGCCTTTGCTGTAAACCCTAAGGATGCATATTTAACAGCTGTTAAACAGGGTCATAAACCACTTAGTAATTGTATTAAGATGATTAATAATGGTAGTGGTAATGGGCTTGCTATTACACCACGTGTGGAAGCTAACACAGTTCAAGATTCATATGGTGGTGCGTCATGCTGTCTCTATTGTAGAGCAAGCGTTGAGCACCCTAGTATGAATGGTGTTTGCAATTTGCGTGGTAAGTATGTGCAAGTTCCCACTGGCACGACAGATCCTGTACGTTTTGTTCTTGAGAACGAGGTCTGTTCTGTCTGCTCATGTTGGTTGGGACATGGATGTGTCTGTGATCGCAGTACTGTCCAATCTAACATTATTAGTCAAGATTATTTAAACGGGTGCGGGGCTCTAGTGATGCTCAACTAGAGCCCTGTAGTGAGCATCATGTGATAAGGGCTTTTGATATTTACAATAAGGATGTGGCATGTATAACTAAGTTTCCTAAAATAAACTGTGTGCGTTTTAGGAATACTGGTATGCATGATGCCTATTATATTGTAAAGAAGTGCAGTGCTAGAGTTATGGATTATGAGCAGTCCGTCTATCAAAAACTCTTGCACTCTAATGCCCTTGCTTCACATGGCTTCTTCCCCTTTAAAGAGTCTCGTAATATCTATGGTAATATAGTTCGTCATAATTTGACGAAGTATACTATGATGGATTTGTGCTTCGCACTTCGCAATTTTGATGAGAAAAATTGTGATGTGCTTAAGGAAATTCTTGTGCTTACTAATTGTTGTGATGATACCTATTTTGAGAATCCAAATTGGTATGATCCTGTTGAAAATGAGCATATTCATGTTGTGTACTATAAGCTAGGCACTGTTGTATCAAATGCCATGCTTAAGTGTGTGGCGCTCTGTGACGCCATGGTTGAGAAAGGTCTTATAGGTGTTGTCACACTTGATAACCAGGACCTCAATGGTAACTTCTATGACTTCGGTGATTTCGTAGAAGGGCCAGAAGGTTATGGTGTTCCCTGTGTTGCCTCCTATTATAGTTATATGATGCCAATCATGGGTATGACAAATTGTCTCGCACAAGAGTGCTACATGAATAGTGACATTTTTGGCAAAGATTTTAAACGCTATGACCTCCTTATGTATGATTTTACAGAACATAAGGAGGCACTTTTTAAAAAATATTTTAAATATTGGGATCAAGTTTACCACCCAAATTGTATAGATTGTGTTGACGATTTATGCCTTTTGCATTGTGCAAATTTCAATACTTTGTTTGCCACAACCATACCGCCTACAGCGTTCGGGCCTTTGGTCCGGAAAGTTTTTATTGATGGTGTGGCTGTGGCTGTTACTGCTGGTTATCATTTTAAACAGCTGGGTCTTGTTTGGAATAATGATATTAATGTTAATAATTCCAAGCTCACTTTTAATGATCTGCTTAGGTTTGTAACTGACCCAGCTATCCTTATAGCTAGCTCACCAGCACTTGTTGATCAGCGCACCTGTTGTCTGAGTGTAGCCGCTCTATCAACTGGTGTCAATTATCAGATTGTCAAACCAGGTTACTTTAACAAGGAATTTTACGATTTTTTGTTGGAGCGTGGTTTTTTCAATGAGGGTTCAGACTTGACATTGCGTCATTTCTTCTTTGCACAGAATGGCGCTGCAGCTATTACAGATTTTGATTATTATCGTTACAATCATACTACTATGTTAGATATTTGCCAAGCACGTTTTGTTTTTAAGGTCGTTGGCAAGTATTTTGATTGTTACGAGGGCGGTTGTATTATGGCTAAAGATGTTATTGTCACAAACCTAGACAAATCTGCTGGCTATCCCCTTAATAAGTTTGGTAAGGCTAGGCTTTATTATGAATCCATGTCTTATGAGGAGCAGGATGCACTTTATGCTATGACCAAGAGAAATGTTTTGCCCACTATGACACAGCTTAATCTTAAGTATGCCATTAGTGGTAAAGCTCGTGCTCGTACTGTAGGTGGTGTGTCTTTATTAAGCACCATGACCACGAGGCAATACCATCAAAAGTGTCTTAAGTCTATTGTTGCCACTCGTAATGCTACTGTTGTAATAGGTACAACAAAGTTTTACGGTGGTTGGGATAATATGCTTAGAACACTCATAGATGATGTTGATAATCCTTGTCTCATGGGTTGGGATTATCCAAAATGTGACCGTGCACTACCTAACATGATACGCATGGCTTCTGCCATGATTCTTGGTTCAAAGCATGTTAGCTGTTGCTCTAACATGGATAAATTTTACCGTTTGTCTAATGAGTTGGCACAGGTTTTGACAGAAGTTGTACACTCTAATGGTGGTTTTTATTTTAAACCAGGCGGTACAACTTCAGGTGATGCTAGTACTGCATATGCCAACTCAGTTTTTAACATTTTTCAGGCTGTAAGTGCTAACGTTAATAAACTGCTTGCTGTTGACAGTAACGTTTGTAGAAACGTATCTGTTAAGGATTTGCAGCGCGCCGTTTATGATAATTGCTACCGCACGTCCTCTATAAGTGAGGATTGCGTTAACAATTTCTATCATTATTTACGTAAGCACTTTTCTATGATGATTCTTTCTGACGATGGTGTTGTGTGTTACAACAAGGAGTATGCTGATTTGGGTTATGTTGCCGACATTAACGCATTTAAGGCTACTCTTTATTACCAGAATAATGTGTTCATGAGCACCTCTAAGTGTTGGGTTGAACCCGACATTAATGTGGGACCTCATGAATTCTGTTCACAGCACACGTTGCAGATTGTTGATGGTGAAGGTAAATATTATTTGCCTTATCCTGATCCTAGCCGTATTTTAAGTGCTGGTGTTTTTGTTGATGATATTATTAAAACAGATGGCGTTGTTTTACTTGAACGCTATGTGTCTCTTGCTATTGATGCATATCCTCTGTCTAAGCATACTAATCCTGAGTATAGGAAAGTTTTCTATACTATGTTGGAGTGGGTTAAAAAGCTTAGTAATGATTTAAACAAAGGTGTTCTTGATGCTTTTGCAATCACGATGTTGGAAGACACACAGGCTAAGTTTTGGAGTGAGGAGTTCTACGCTAACCTTTATGAAAAGTCTAGTGTATTACAGTCTGCAGGTCTGTGTGTTGTTTGTCAATCACAGACAGTCCTGCGTTGTGGTGACTGCCTTAGACGACCATTGCTCTGCACTAAGTGTGCATACGATCATGTCATGGGCACAAACCATAAGTTTATCATGGCTGTCACTCCCTATGTTTGCTGTCATTCAGGTTGCAATGTCAATGATGTCACCAAGTTATATTTAGGTGGCATGAGTTTCTATTGTGTGGACCATAGACCTAAACTTTCATTTGCATTGTGTTCTAACGGCAATGTGTTTGGTTTGTATAAGGCTATGGCTACAGGTTCAGATGAAGTGTTTGATTTTAACAGACTTGCGACCACAGATTGGTCTAATGTTGATGTTTATAAGTTGGCAAACACCTGCTCTAACAGCCTAAAACTTTTTGCCGCCGAGACTGTTAAAGCTAAGGAGGAAAGTGTTAAGTCTTCCTATGCTATTGCAACTCTTAAGGAGATTGTTGGTAATAGAGAAATTGTGCTGCAATGGGAGGCATCCAAGGTAAAACCACCTTTGAACCGTAACTCTGTTTTTACGGGCTATTATATTAATAAAGATGCTAAATTTCAGATGGGTGAGTATACCTTTGAAAAGTCTGATTATGGTAATGATAGCGTATTTTATAAGGCTAATACCACCACTAAGTTAATTCCAGGGATGATATTTGTGCTCACTTCACATAATGTTGCACCTTTGAGAGCACCTGTTATTGTGAACCAGGAACGTTATACCTCCATCTGTAAGTTGTATCCTTCATTTTATATCGATCCAGCTTACAGTGCCCTTGTCCCTCATTATCAGTTGATAGGGCGACAAAAGATTACCACCATCCAAGGACCTCCGGGTAGTGGTAAGTCTCATACAATGGTCGGCCTTGGTTTGTACTACCCTTCTGCGCGAATACTTTTTACAGCTTGTTCGCATGCGGCTGTTGATTCCCTATGTGTAAAAGCTGCTAAAACATTCGCACATGAGAAGTGTACCAGGATTATACCTGCCAAGGCTAGAGTCGAGTGTTACTCTGGTTTTAAGGTTAATAATAATAGTGCCCAATATGTGTTTAGCACTATTAATGCCTTACCAGAAGTATCAGTAGACTTGGTTGTTGTTGATGAAGTCTCCATGTGTACAAACTATGACTTGTCTGTACTCAATTCACGAGTTGCCTACAGACACATCGTTTATGTTGGTGATCCTCAACAACTACCAGCCCCACGTACCCTTATAACTAAAGGTGCACTTGAACCTGCTGATTATAACGTTGTTACGCGCCTAATGTGTACCATCGGCCCAGATGTGTTCTTGAGCAAGTGTTATAGGTGCCCAGCAGAGGTTGTTAATAGTGTTTCATCCCTTGTTTATGAGAATAAGTTTAAGCCAGTAAATGCCCCTAGTAATTTGTGTTTTAAGTTGCTTTTTAAGGGTTCTGTTCATCATGATGCTGGTTCTTGTGTTAATAGAAAGCAGTTGGATGTTGTTAAACAATTTTTAGCTCGCAATCCCGACTGGTCTAGTGCTGTTTTTATATCTCCTTACAACAGTCAGAATTATGTTGCTGCTAGAATTTTAGGTTTGCAAACCCAAACTGTTGATTCTGCACAGGGTAGTGAGTATGACTATGTTATATATACACAGACATCTGACACTGCCCATGCACTTAACGTTAACAGGTTTAACGTTGCCATCACAAGAGCCAAGAAGGGCATCTTTTGTGTTATGAATGATGTTAATTTGTTTAATGCTTTAGAGTTTAAGGAGATCACTGTGACTGACTTGCAATCTGTTTTAAGTGGTCTTTTTAAAAATTGTATTAGAAATGTTCATGAATTACCTCCCAATCACGCTAGGTCTTTTCTCGATCTTAACTCTAAGTTTAAGGTCAATGAAGAGTTGGCTGTTCATATTGGTGTTAGTGAACCCACATATGAACATGTCTTGTCGTGGATGGGATTTAGATTTGACGCCTGCCCTGAAGGATACCATACCATGTTCTGTACTAGAGACTTCGCCATTCGCAATGTTCGCGGCTGGCTAGGTTTTGATGTAGAAGGTGCCCATGTCTGTGGCGAAAATTGTGGTACTAACGTACCACTACAGCTTGGGTTTAGTAATGGTGTTGATTTTGTAGTTCAACCGGAGGCAGGTTATGCCACTCATCTTGGCATATTAATTAAAGGGGTTAAGGCCCGAGCACCACCAGGTGAGCAATTTACACATCTTGTACCACTCTTGCGTAAAGGTCAACCGTGGGTTGTAGTACGCAAGCGTATCGTGCAAATGGTATGTGACCACCTGAAGGACCTGTCTGACGTAGTTGTGTTCGTCTTATGGGCTGGAGGCTTGGAATTGACCACAATGCGTTACTTTGTTAAGATAGGCCCACCACGTAACTGCCATTGCGGTCGTATCGCACAGTGTTACAGCAGTAATGCATCCGCATTCTCGTGCCTGCGTCACGCTGTTGGTTGTGACTATTTGTACAACCCATATGCGTTCGACATACAACAATGGGGTTATGTTGGTTCTCTTAGTGCTAATCACCACCGCTATTGTAATGTGCATTTTAATGAACACGTCGCTAGCGGTGATGCTATTATGACACGTTGTCTGGCCATATATGATTGTTTTGTAAAAAGCGTGTGCTGGAACATTACCTACCCATATATAACAAATGAGAAGGATATTAACGCAGCTGGCCGCTATGTTGAGCGTCATCTCATGAATTCCTTTTTAAAGCTTTATAATCCAAAAGCTATATATGATATTGGTAATCCTAAAGGCATACGCATTTGTGATTTTAAAGGTTCCTGGTTTTGTTATGACAAAGAACCTACAAATAATAATGTTGTTAAATTAGAGTATGATTATACTGTCCATGGACAGTTTGATGGGCTATGCCTTTTTTGGAACTGTAATGTTGATATGTATCCTGGTTTTAGCCTTGTTTGTAGGTTTGACACTAAGCATCGTTCGCCTCTGTCCTTAGAAGGTGTTAATGGTGGTTGCTTATATGTTAATAAGCATGCCTTTCATACACCAGCTTTTGACAGACGTGCCTTTGGTAAGTTGCAACCACTTCCATTCTTCTTTTTTGACGATGGAGAATGTGACATAGTCAGCGATGCTGAGGGCCCCGAGGTCGATTATGTGCCTCTACGTAGCAACGTTTGCATTACGAAGTGTAATGTTGGCGGTGCAGTTTGCAAGAAACATGCAAGTCTGTATAAAACGTATGTACAGAAGTACAACGACTTCACTCAGAATGGTTTTACTTTATGGGGTCCTAGAAATTTTGATTTGTTTAACCTTTGGCAGCTTGTTTCCAGACCTATTTTGCAGGGTTTGGAGAACCTTTCCTATAACTTACTAAAAAAGGGTACTTTTGTTAACATGCCAGGAGAGCTGCCGACGGCTATTATTAATGATAAGGTTTTCGTTAGAGAGGGCACTGCTGATAATTTAGTTTTTACTAATAATACTGCACTGCCGACTAATGTTGCCTTTGAACTATATGTTAAAAAGAAGCTTGGTTTAACACCTCCTTTGACACTGTTACGTAATTTGGATGTGACAGCGGCTTACAGGTTTGTATTGTGGGATTATGAGGCGGATAGGCCCTTCTCTAATTTCACTTATGAGTGTTGTAAGTACACGGACGTTAACCACCCATACAACCTTGTCTATGATGGCAGTATCCAAGGTTCTTTGGAAAGGTTTATGTCTTGTGATGATGGTGTTTTGTTTCAGACTCAAGCTCTTAGAGGTAAAACTGCCATACACCTTAATTTCGGCTATCTTAATGGCGTACCTGTGTCCACCACTGATGTCGAGGTTGATGGTGCTTTAGTTACTAAAAACGTCGATCTGTATCTTTATGTTCGTAAAAACGGTCATTTTGTTGAACAATTTGACGGCTTTTATAGCCAGGGCCGTACTGTTACGACATTTAAACCACGTAGCACTATGGAAATTGACTTTTTAGAACTTGATACAGATATATTTATTAATAAATATGGTCTACAAGAATATGGTTTTGAGCATGTAGTCTATGGCGATTTTTCTAAAACCACCATAGGCGGTTTACATTTGCTCATTTCACAAATAAGGCTTGCTAGGATAGGTTATTTGAAGGTTGAAGATTTTGGCGGCAATTCTGATAGCACTATTAAGTGCTGTAGTGTTACCTATATAGAAAATTCTAGTAAGGTTGTTTGTAGTTATGTAGACCTTTTACTTGATGTTTTTGTTACCATCTTAAAGGGTTTGGATTTGTCTGTTGTTTCTAAAGTTTATGAAGTTGTAATAGACGGCAAACCATGGCGCTGGATGTTGTGGTGTAAAGATAATAAAGTAGCCACATTTTATCCACAGCTACAGAATAGTGAGTGGAAGTGTGGCTACTCTATGCCTCCACTTTACAAGATCCAGAGCATGGTTTTGGCCCCATGTAGTCTTTACAACTATGGCAAGTCCATTAAACTACCAGATGGTATAATGTTTAATGTTGTTAAATATACTCAGCTATGTCAGTATCTAAACACCACTTCTATGTGCGTTCCACATAAAATGCGTGTTCTACATCTGGGAGCGGGCTCGGATAAGGGCGTCGCCCCGGGCACTGCAGTCTTAAAGAATTGGCTACCAGACGATGCTGTCCTGGTTGACAATGATCTGTATGACTACGTCTCTGATGCTGATATTAGCTATACAGGTGATTGTTGCTCTATGTATCTTGAAGACAAGTTTGATCTTGTAATATCAGATATGTATGATGGTAAGACGAAACAGATTGATGGTGACAATGTTTCTAAGGAGGGCTTCTTCGTTTATATAAATGGTGTTATAAGCGAGAAGCTTTCTCTTGGAGGTACGGTCGCTATCAAAATAACAGAATTTAGTTGGAATAGAAAGCTCTATGAGTTAATTCAGAAGTTTGAGTATTGGACTGTGTTCTGTACCAGTGTAAATACTTCTTCGTCTGAAGGGTTTCTCATAGGTGTAAATTATTTGGGTAACTTTAGTGATAGGCCGATTATTGATGGTTGTACTATGCACGCCAATTATATATTCTGGCGTAATAGCACTGTCATGGCACTTAGTTATAATTCTGTTTTAGATGTTAATAAGTTTCGTCTTAAAACAAAAGCTACACCTGTTTTGTTTCTTAAAGAAGGTTCCTTTACACCATTGGTTTTAACGCTTATTAAAAATGGTAAACTTATTGTTAGAGACACAGGCGTTGTTGTCAACTTTACAAATCATTTAGTTAACCATTTTAATAAGTGATGGCTCTCATTTTTGTGCTTATGCTCATAACCCTCTATCGTTGCCCTTTTGTCCTGTGCAACTTTCAAGTTTGCACAGATCAATTACGCCAACAAGAGGTTTATCTACCTAATGCTGTATCAAATGCAACTTACATTGCTACTGCTGTGTTTCCAACTCGGCACTGGCACTGTGGGTCTTCATCTAATAGCACGCCAGGAGACAACAAGTTTAATGGCATAGGTGTTTTTGTGCATAGGTTTAATCATCCCAATTGGTGGCATTTTGCAGCCTATCCTGCAGCACCTACTAACAAGACTTGGATCTTGTTTTGGTGGCATAGGGCCACTCAAGCCAGCACGGTTTTCCAAGTTTGTAAGTACCAACAGCCTGCTGTTGATGTGCTTACTTCTGGTTTTAGGTGCGAAGCCCCCACAAACCCACCTTGTTCTGCTATTGTCAATATGGCCATAGAATGTTTGATCAACTCCACATTCAGACCCACAACATTTTCCTTTAGCTATGTCACGTGGTATAACAGTGAAATTAATGCTGTTATACATGGGCAGCGTTTTAGTTTTGTCTATGAAGGGTTTTTGTGGAGTAATGCGTCAGCATTTTGCTATGATGCAAATGGCTGTATTTTCAATATTCCCAACACTACATCAGATTGGCTAGTTTCCACTGATAGTAGTGGTGCTATAAACAATTTTGTAGATTGTGGTTTTGATTATGAGAGTCAGCTTAAGTGTAAGAATCTCGTCTTCGAACTAGAACCTGCAGTGTATCATGGCGCAGCACTCCCCATAGAGTCATCTGTTTATTATGTTGCAAACGACCTCGCAGATTGTGCGTTTTCGTTTGCAGACATATTTAGTGACGGTACAGGCAATTATGGTGGTCTGCGTAGGCATGTTTTTACAAATTGCTGGGTTAATTATACATCATGGTTTTTGTGTGATGATGGTCTTGCCTGCATTATATTTAATGCAATCTTTTCAGAGGTTGTATATAATCTAACACAACCTGATGGTCTAATCAACCCTTTTCTTAGGTGTAATGGTCTTGATGTTTACACAATTGTTAAGGGTTGCAGTGCAGGGTACGTTTTAAGGTACCAGCTATTTGATAGTGGGCAATTTAACCCTGATGCCTACACCCCTGATTACATGGAATGTTTTGGTTATTTTCAAATAGATCGTAGTTATATTGTTTACAATGCAAAGTTTATTACAGAAGGCTTAACAGTTTGTGTTTTGCAACCTGTCGAGCCAGAGCTTGGTGTTTGTAAACAGTATACTATAGATGGTGTTACATTTCAGGGTATACTACATACCTCTAATGCTAACATAACCACTTTCCATAATTTACTCTATTATGGTGATATGGTTAGTCATGTTAGGATTAAGGGTATAGTGTACTCCGTTGAGCCATGTAACAGTTTTTATTACAGCGTGTTAAAGACCAGGTCTGAAGTAGGTTACCTGTATTCTGGTGCTAATTGTAATAGTAGTGATGTTGTAACATTTTCACGTCGTGCCAGAGCCCGTACACTCACTGATAGCAGTCTGGGTTGTCTGGTCGATGTACAACTAACCAATAACAATTACACCACATGTAGTTACCCTATAGGTAATGGTCTTTGTGCTGATGTTAATGTAACAGGTATGCCTGTTGTAGGCAATATTTACATACAGCCTCATGACACTGATTATGCTAGGCCTATTCTTAGTCCACAGATTGTTTCTTTGCCACTGGATCACGTCATCAATGTTAAGGAGCAGTTTGTTCAAACATCAGCTCCGAAGTTTGATGTCGATTGTGAACGTTACATTTGTGACGTATCTGTTCAGTGTAAGGAACTTCTTGCAAAGTATGGTGGTTACTGCCCTAAGATTGTTAGTGATATTAAGTCTTCAAGTTTGCAGCTTGATTACCAAGTGCAGGGCATATATAAAACCCTTAATGTTGATGTTAAGGTACCTGATGTTGATTTTGGTGCATTTAACTTCAGCATGTTTGAATCAGAACCTAATGGACGCTCCTTTATTGAGGACATACTCTTTGATAAAATTGTGACTACAGGTCCAGGGTTTTATCAGGACTACTATGATTGCAAGAAGATGAATCTTGAGGACATCACCTGTAAACAGTATTATAATGGTATTATGGTGATACCCCCCGTCATGGATGACACACTCATCACCTTCTGGTCATCAGCTGTTGCAGGCTCTATGACAGCAGGTCTTTTTGGTGGTCAAGCAGGTATGGTGTCTTGGTCCATAGCTGTTGCAGGTAGGCTTAATGCACTTGGTGTTATGCAAGACGCTCTTGTCAATGATGTTAATAAACTTGCTAATGGTTTTAACAACCTCACACAGTATGTGGCTGATGGTTTTAAAACCACTAGTCAAGCACTTTCTGCTATACAATCTGTTGTTAACAATAATGCACAGCAAATCTCTCAGCTAGTCCAGGGACTCAGCGAGAACTTTGGTGCTATTAGTAATAACTTTCTAGTCATAGCAGAACGGCTAGAGCGTCTAGAGGCCCAAATGCAGATGGATAGGCTTATTAATGGCCGTATGAATATATTGCAAAATTTTGTTACTAATTATAAACTTTCTATATCTGAGCTTAAATCACAGCAAATTCTTGCACAGAGTTTGGTTAATGAATGTGTTTACGCACAGAGCAATAGGAATGGTTTCTGTGGTGATGGTCTTCACCTTTTTTCCTTGATGCAACGAGCTCCTGATGGCATCATGTTTTTCCATTACACACTTGTGCCCAATAATACTATTGATGTTGAGACAACACCAGGTCTTTGTTTGGGTAATAATGTGTGTATTGCACCCAGAGATGGACTCTTTGTTAAGACCAATATTAGGTCTGATGTCTGGCATTTTACCACTCGTAATCTTTACAACCCACAAGCTATCACTGTTAATAACTCGGTTATAGTTAATGGTGGTGTAAATTTTACTAGTCTTAACCAGACTATTGAGGGAATTGAACCACCAACCATTCCTTCTTTTGATGAAGAATTTGAAGACTTGTACAAGAATATAACATTGGAGCTCGAACAGCTTAAAAATATAACATTTGACCCAGAACTACTTAATTTGACATATTATATAGATAGGCTCGATGAGCTTTCTACTAATGTGTCACAGTTGCACGTTGATATATCGGAGTTTAATAAGTATGTGCAATATATTAAGTGGCCCTGGTATGTCTGGCTCGCTATATTCTTGGTACTTGTACTTTTCAGCTTCATGTTGCTCTGGTGCTGCTGTGCAACTGGCTGTTGTGGTTGTTGCGGCATGCTAGGCTCTGCTTGTAATGGCTGTTGTACTAAACCTCAAACTGTTGAATTTGAAAAGGTCCACGTACAATGATAGGTGGTCTTTTTTCAGTAGGGTTTGAACAGTTTATACAACATGCTAATGTCACCACAGGTGGTGCACTCACCGCACTTGCCGCTCAACCTCTGATTAATTATGGCACTGCAGTTTTTAGTGTTTACAGCTGCTTCTTTTTGTCTTTCTTTGCACTCTACAGTGTTAAGTCAGACAGAGCCAATTGTCTGTTGCTCTTTTTGCGACTGTTGACGCTATTTGTTGCAGTGCCTATTTTGTTTTGTACAGGTTATTATATAGATGGCTCTTTAACAATCCTCATACTGCTTAGCCGCTTTTGCTACCTAATATATTATTGTGTGCGGTTTAAGCGGCTTCATTTCATTCTATATAACACCAGTACACTGCTTTTCGCACAGGGTCGTTGTGTACCCTATGTCAAATTACATTATTTTGCCAATTATGCGGCACTTTATGGTGGCGCTGGTCATCTGATGCTAGGCCGCAAAGTTATTAATTTTACTGAAGCGCGCAATGTAGTACTTGCAGTGCGTGGTAGGTTACAGGAGGACTTACTGTTGGCTCGCGTTGTAGAACTAGCTAACGGTGAGTGCATCTATATTTTTACCAAAGAACCTGCAGTCAGTGTTTATAACTTTAGTTTTCAACCACTTAACTAATGTTACCCTCGTTTTTAAGAGTTTTTAATGATGAGGGTGTTGTTCTTAGCGTTCTCTTTTGGCTACTTTTTATAATAATACTTCTACTTTTTTCCATAGCCATGCTGAAAACAATACAACTAGTAGGTGTTTGTTGCTCTCTCACTAATAAGGTCATTGTGCTTCCTGTTAAGGGTGTTTATCACCTTTACCAAGATTATTCCAAAATAGAACCATTGCCTGTTTTTGAAGTTTGATCAACTAAAATGGTACTCTTTTGTGAGTTTAATGACACTGCCACCAATGGCTGTGAAGCCTGTGTTAATCAGGGCTGCACAGGTAATGGTGTCACTAGTGCCAGCATCACTTGGCATTTGCTGAACTGGAACTTTAGCTGGAGTGTTATACTCACTGTTTTTGTTGCAGTTCTGCAGTATGGCAATCTTAAGTACAGCATGATTCTGTACATCCTTAAAATGATCATCATGTGGTTGCTATGGCCTATTGTCATAGCACTAACCATTTTTGATGCCATTGAAACCTTCAATCAGGAGCGCTATGTCATGTTTGGATTCAGCATTGCTCTTGGTGTGGTCACGTTGATACTCTGGATTATGTACTTCGTAAACAGCTTTAGGCTTTACAGACGTACTAACTCCTGGTGGAGTTTCAACCCAGAGACCAATGCCATAATCTGTGTTTCAGTCATGGGGCGAAACATAACCATGCCAACCCCAGTCTGCCCCACAGGTGTCACACTAACGCTTCTTTCAGGAACGCTCTATGTTGAAGGGCAACGTGCTGCCACAGGCGTGAATCTTGACAATCTCCCTAGTTACGTTACTGTAGCAAAACCTGGAGTCACTATAGTTTACCACCGTGTTGGTAAATCAGTACGTGTCTCCACAGCTACGGGATGGATGTACTATGTCAAGAGTAAAGCAGGTGATTATTCTGCCTACTCCAGTGGTGGCAATCTATCAGATCAGGAACAACTGCTTCACATGGTCTAAACTAAACCATTATGATTTTGGTTTTCCTTGTCCTTATAGCATCAGTTGGTGCTATTACTGATTCTAAGTCTAATTGTAGCTTTAGTTTCAGTTCTCTTCTTGTAGATGGTACTGTCAGTTTTGACACAGTTCACCGTGTAACTTTTGCCAATTGCTTCTTTAATTGGGAGGATTGGTTTGGTTGCACGTCTGACTGTGACCTGATGGCACCACTTCTCAGTGCTTTTATGCCTGCTAACACGTCTGAAATGTTTCAGGTGTGTAACGGCATATCAGTGCCTGATTTTGATAATTGTGTGAGTGGGTTTGTAATGCGTTATGGTGCTCTTTATGTTCCTGACGACACACACGTTAAGTATGTGCCGGAGAAGAATGAGTGCTTTGGTCAGCTTAAATTTATGAATAATGTGATCTGGTTTATAACCAGTCACCTTACTAATGAAATTTGCTGTTCAAATCGTATAGCTGCAAACCCATTCATTCCTGTAATTGAAAATAACAATTTCAACTAAAATGAGTTCCAACGTCTCCTGGGCTGATCAAGTTGACGCTCAGGTTCATCGTCAGCGTTCTAGCTCCAGGGGCCGGACTCAAAATAGAACTAATGGATCAATTCCTCTGTCATGGTTTACTGCAATCATTGACGAGTCTAACGGAAATTTTACTAGTCTTATGCCCTCTAGCGGTGTGCCTACTGGTGTCGGCACTGCAGCTCAGCAGTGTGGTTACTGGTATCGTGCTCCTACAGCCTACCAGGTCAGACGCGGCAAACGTGTTGCGCTACCACCTGCCTGGTATTTCTACTTCCTTGGCACGGGTCCACACGCTAATGCTGCTTATGGCACGGCTATGGACGGTGTCTTTTGGGTTAAGACTAAGAATGGTCAGATTGACGCTAAGTCTTCTAAAGCTCTTGGTGTGCGCGGCAACGGCACTGAGCCTAAGCGCGCTAACGTGCCTAATTTGCCAGAAGGTCTGCGCGTAAACCTTCCTAATGGCTCTAGACCCCAATCCAGAGCTCAGTCACAAAATAGGAATGGTTCGCGCGCATCCTCCATGAACAGAAACAACTCCAGAGCTCCTAGTGTAGATCGCACTAAAGAAGATTTGAAAGCGGTTGTTTCGCAGCTGCTTTCTGAGATGGGCGTCAGCAAGACTAATAAAACTCAACCACAGTCAAAAAAGAAGAAAGGTGCAACTCCTACTGGAACACCACATCCCAATCAAGATGGTAAACCAGTCTGGAAGCGCAAACCTAACAAAGAAGAAGATGTCACACAGTGCTTTGGACCTCGCAGTGACTCCAAAAATTTTGGTGATGCTGCTTTCCTTCAGCATGGTGTTGATGATGACCGCTTTAAAGCTGTCTCTTTTTACGCTCCAGGCACTGCTGCCTCTCTTTTTGACTCCAAGATAACTGTGGCTGACTCTCATGATGGCAAGAAACTTGTGACCTTTCACACTACTATAGAAGTTGATCCCAACAGACCTGAGTTTGAACTTTTTATGTCCCAGATTGATGCTTTCAAGAAACCTGCTTCCTTCCAGCAAACACAACGTTTCTGGGAAACTCAAGCAGATCAGTCCAAAATCACAGATTACTTCAAAGCAACAACACCAGGTGCTGGCAGTTCTACAGTTGAAATTGAAAATCTAGAAATAATTGATGAAACTAACGCCTAAAATGTATTGTTTGTTGCTGCTGCTAATTGGATCTGTAATGGGTGCGCCCACAGTGACTTTTATCAGAAGTAAAACCCTGGAGTCTCCACAAACTCCAGAAGAATTGTTAACTGACTTCAAGTTTTTGGGTGATTTTGTTCCTGCTGATACAGCAGATGTAATCACTAGTTCCTACACAGCAGAACACACTGAAATCAGACCTTGGGACTTTGGTTCCATGACTGAGGACAGAAAACGCATTTTGGCCCTTTTTAAATGCAAGGACCTAATGCAGTATGTTGAGGGATCTGTTCCTGAAATTTGTAATCAGCTTAGTTGAGAGAATCCTATTGTAGCTTGCTACTATAGGACACTAGTGTACAGAATCATTGCCACGTCTATAGTAGGGTACACATAACTATCTATAGATATAGAAAACCTAGATGAACCGGATGAATAACTTGCCATGACACGGGAGTTTTCAAAGATCGCTTGACGAGCCATCAATTCCCTGAGAACTGATGGAAGAGCTCGTGCCATGTCACTTTTGCAATCCGTAGTAGTTATGTTAATCTAAATAGGGGATCTTTGAGGGTGGGATGCAAAAAAAAAAAAAAAAAAAAAAAAAAAA